CGTTTGTGTTCTTTTCGTATACAGGTACGGTTTGTATATGCTCTTCTAGATAAGGTGCTCTTGACGCACTATAAATATCCATGATTGGTGATTCATACACCTCTGTATAATCATTTTTACCTACACGTTCAAGTGTGGTTTCGTATAGACCTATCTTTCCAAAGTGTAACTTGAGTCTGTGTAAGACTAATGATGAATTTACATCAGATCTAGTAGCATTACCAACCTGTCTAGTTGCATAGAAGGTAGGAAACTTTACTTCGTATGGATATAAATAGCCTATTGTAAGTGTTACACCTTGCCAGTTACCCGGTACGGTAAAACTTGTACCTGAGACTGTGCACTTTGCATATCTACCTTGACCATCAGTAGGGGCTGGTGTACCGCCTTCGTCAATTACAACTAACTCATGGTTAGGTGATGTAACTGTATTCAACCAGCTGACACCAGAAAAGGTTGTCAGATTTGTAGCTGAGTCAAAGTTACCACCACTAACAGTAGTAAAATTATCTACATGAAGTAGAAAGTCTACATTGTCTATACTTGTTGAAGGATCTGTGTCAGTTTGCACAAGTTTAATACTTTGTAAATAGTAGTCACTATCTAAAAAGAAATACTCATCATTAATAATAAAATGATATGTCAATGGATTATTGAGTTTCCATTTAAACCATGCAGCCTGCTGTCTTTTATCAGATACTTGAAAATACTTGTAACCAAGAACTTCATCAGAACCTGTTTTACCAAATAATATGATAGAGTTTTCTCTAGAGTTTGTGAGTAAGTCTATATCTTTTGGTAATAGAGTTGGTACAACTTTAGTTACTTCTACTATGCTTGGTTCTCCTTCACGTGTTACGTTTGCCATTTCATTAAAACGACTAAACTTACCGGAATTGTCAACGTATCCAATAGTTGTGCCTAATGATAAAGGAGATATTGTTTCGTTATAATTAAATGTAGATATACTACGAAGCTTTGCAGTATCAGGGTTAAAAACTGTATCATCCGCTGCAAGTAAGAATTGTTGGTTTGTACTAAATACAACCAAACCTGTGTTAACTTCTATACCATCAAATAGTTCTGAAGGAAACATAGATGCAGCTGATATATCTACAGGGTCAGCAGCTGATACAGTCAGAGCTGTTTCATTAAAGAAGTCAGGTGTACCAAGGGTTCCCGGGCGTGACGTTATCACATTTTCACCTGATAGCAGTGCTAATCTGTTACGAAAAAATAATACTTTATTAATACGTGCACCTACAAAAGAAGGCATAGGATTAGTTGTATCATCACCTACTCTTCTATCTTGATATGTAAACTGTTTAACAGTAAATGTTGTTGTGGCGGTACGCTGTATAACCAGTGGCATGTTAGTCAGTGTTTTAGCTATACCAGCTTTTGCACATTCAACCCAAGATCCTACACCATCTCTATCATTAGCTCCTTCAAATCGAAGATAATAGTCATCTTCGTCAGACATTCTAGAGTTAGCAATCTTTACAATATATCCATGTTTACATTGGTTAGGTAGATTTTGTACGTCATTAACTGAGGCTTGAAAGCATCTCATAAGATCTTCTTCGACAACCTCTACACTAAATGGATTAGAGCTAGAAAGATATATACCTGTACCTATGTGTTTACCTGTAACACCAGACGGTAACTCAGCTATAATACCACCGATAATAGTATCAGCAGTTACAGCTGTATCAGCGTCAAAAGGTGTAGGTTCTGGTCTTACAAGACCGTCTCCGTTAGATGAAACTGTAGCGTTAACATCAGTAGATTCGTGATCTTCAACACGTATGGTATAGTTAAATCCTTCCATAGTTACAGTAGTTGTATCTCCTGTAACCCATCCTTCACCACCATGTAGTAGTACAACTTCTCTGTTGTAGCTACATCTGTAGTTACTACCACCCGGTCCATTACTGCTAGCACTGTAGTTAGGGCTGACACCTTGCTGACCTAAAGTATTGATTCTAAATATTAAGTTTGTTTTAGTACCAGAGTCTACACTAAATACAGCTGTGCCTATACCGGGACAGTGACCTGTACCATCAGACTCATCAAGCGTATCACTATTAATTGCAACACGTGTAGCACGAGTTAGTGTAGTAACTGTAGCACCATTGTTAATGTTTAAACCGTATTGTCTACCATTTTCTGTACGTAGTAGTTCTACGAACCCGAAGTGAGCATCTGGTGTACCAGTTGTAGTTCCCGTTGTCCCAACGAGAGTGTTAGAGTTAGTAGTATCACGGTTGGTAACAAAAGTCGTATCATTGATTGTTAAGAACTGTAAGTTTTCTGGTGTGCTTGTAGCTAAATAGTTTTGTATAGCTGTCTGTCCACCTGTGCCGTAAGCTGTGGTCATCAGTGTGCCGTCGCTACAACGCCAGACTCTGACTTGACCATCAGCAGCTACTTGTCCTATATAAGATCCTTCTGTCTCATCACGAAAGTAATGGAACCACGAACCTCCACTCTGTACACTCGATAGTGCGTCAGTGCCTATGCGTTTAGCACCCGGTCTTTTAAATAAACCTTTTGTTAGGTCTGGAATTGCGTTTGTCACCTCTGATACCTGACCGGGAAACTTTAGCTGGTCAGGCTGTTCTGACATTCCTAGTGAGTATTGAGGGATAGTTTGTGTTATGCTTGCCATTATCGTCTAAGATTTTTCCAAGGTTGATAGGTTTGATATGCAGTATCATCTTCAAATCCAAACATACTATGGTCGCCCTGATTGCACTCATACTCCATAAGAGCTGCTCTAGCAAGAGCTTCTTGTTGAGCTAGTAGTTTTACGAGTTGAGGGTTTGCAACTAATTTTGTAGCAGCAACTCTAGATGCTCTGTATGTTATGTATCTTCTAAAGACAATAGGTAAGTCTTCAAAGTTGTATAGTCTGACAACGTCAAGATCTATGTCAGCTGTAAATACATCTGTGTGATCTTGCTTGTCATAAATAAATCCATTACGACGTACGAGATTGTGTGTACGACGAACTTGGTTTTCATGTAAGTCCATAGACAGTATATCGTTACCAATAGCTATCTTACCAGTTACAGAATCTGGTGAATATTTTACATGCTTTTCTGTATTATAATGCCACCCCTCTGCTTGCGTATCTACGTTAGCATCACGGAGTAGGTTGTAAATCATCGCTACTTCTGGATTATCAAAATTAAGAGTAGTCAATGGTGATTGCCCGATAGCTCCCAGTATTGAGTTAACTGCGGATAGTTCGGTATCGAGGTCAATAGTTGTGGAAGCCATAAAAAAAAGGGGAGCCGAAGCCCCCGTATAAAAAAATAAATTAAGCGAAAGCACCGGGCTTAGTTGCTGTTCCAGCGAATAATTCAACTGATGCAGCAGGGTTAAGTGCGTCTGCTCCCATTGCTAGGCGACCTAATATAACGTCACCTTGGTATACAACTGAAATATCTCCAGATGTTACCTGTACTTGTGGTCCGATTGCTTCAACAACACCAGCAGCTTCCTTCTGGAAGATAAGTCCGCATGAGTTCTCGAAGTCAGAGTCACCATTACCGTAGGAGTTAACAGTCTTAGTAGCTGATGTTCCAGCTGTTTCGTCAACCATAACAACTTCTGTGAAGCTACCTGTGTTGCCGGGATCTGTTATTCCGGGAGTTGTTGAGGTTGCAGCACCGTACTTAGTACCAAATCTACCAAAGAACGGAATGTTCATTGACTTGTAGATCTTGATGCCTGCAATCTCGATGATGCCATTACCTGACTGTAATGCGTCACCTTGCTCGTCTCTGTTGATAAGACCGTTAGAACCAACAGCTTGTATTAGTTCGTAGTATTGTCTTGGGTTCAACACAGCTACTCTTCCGTCCATAGAAACACCTTTCTCATCTAGTGCAGCGGCTGCATCGTAGAAAGCGTTTACTAGGAATGTAGAGTTATAAGCATCAGATGCCTGTGCGTTTGTACCTACACGGATCTGAGTTCCACCGGGCTCAACGAAGTTAGTCTTAGTGATAGGACTAGCTTGTCTAGCTGCCTTGGTGATTGATCTGAAGATCTTTCTGTCATACTTCTCTGCTAATGCGTAGCCGATTTTCTTAGAGATCTCTCCTCTTAGATCATAGTGTGCTAGTGTTTCATCTAGCTCATAAACGAACGCAGAACTAATTAATAGGTCGTCGCAAGTTATGGTTTTTTCAGCTACTGGAGGTGCAGAATCACTGTTACCTAGTATGCTGTTGCCGGGTGTATGGTACTCGGCTGTGGTTCTACCGGTGAAAATGAACTGTAAACTCTTACCGTTTGTAAGTGTTCTTTTCATTACAAGATCTCTAGCGATTGTGTTACGCTGAAATCCTTTGAACATTTCCCCGGAGAACAACTTTAAATACAGGGCTCGTGCGTCACCTGTACTGTTAGACTGACCCGGACGTGTAAGTGCGGTAGTCAGTGTACTATTTTGTTGTGCCATTGATATGGGTTATTGATTTATATTGCTTAGTACTAAATTTTTTTCTCGAGATTTTTGTAGGTCTATCCCTACCGTCTAGACGGCATAAGGTGTCCAGCGTACTGGGCTTGTGCCAAGTGAGATAGGGGGACTTGCACCCCCTGATGATCGCTTAACCGATTACTCTTCATAATTAATATTTAATACATAGCGACACTTAATATCTGTAGCCCAGACGCCTGCGTGTACTGCTGTAGTTGGAGCAATAACACATCTGTTTGCTTCTGACTTTACGAAAGGACCATCTTTAAATTGTGTTCCTCCGTTATTAGAGTTTAGATATAAGATACAAGTCTTACCATGTTTTTGGAGATATTCACTCCAGCTGTTATCTATATGCCAAGCTCCTTGGTATCGTTCTTTTTGACCAAAGGTACAATTCAATCGCATTAACCAAAGTTTTTTAATCCCTAGTAATTTATGAATTGTTTTTATCTGAGGTTCTAAATGTAAGTAACAATCAGATACTTCGCAAGAATTTATGTATCGTTGAAACATTATCGCTTGCATTTGTTGCTCTGCAAAGTTATTGTTATATGCTTCTTTTGTAAATGCTGTATGACCTACTCCTACAAAATGAGGAGAACAAATTGCATGCTTAGTAAACTCATTAAAAGTTTCTAAGGGAAGAAAATTATCAATAATGTTCATAAGCATGAATTCCTAAGCCATGTATTAATAGTATATCTATTACCAATAGGTGCGTCTACAAAATGTGGATACATAAAATAAACAGGAAACACTATAGCCTCTCCACGTTTTACAGTTGTAGAAAAATCTTGATATGGAAAATGAAACTCTCCTTCTTCGTAATCACTATTTAGACC